AAACTTTGCTGTGTACAAGTCTAGGGAGTCCATCAACTTCTCTGTACATGGGAACGGTAAGATGCTCAATAACATACGTCATGCAATTCCATTCTTCTCAGCATCTATTACCAGCTTAGATACTGTGTACAGGGCAGCTACAGGGTATGGATTGCCACCAGCAGAGAAGGCAGCAGCTCAGAAGATGTTTAAACAACGTGCTGGTGCTATGCTAGTTATGTCTGCTGCATATGCCATGATGATGCAAGGGGACGATGAATATGAGAAGCTGCCTGACCATGTTAAGGATGGTAACTGGCTAGTCCCAAATCCATTAGGCACAGGGTTCATTAAGATTGCTGTACCGTTTGAAGTGGGATTCTTGTTCAAGACAATACCTGAGACAGCTGTTAGGTACATGGCTGGCACAAGTACAGGTAAGGAAGTGTTGGCATCTTATCAGGCTGGTATTCTACAGAATATGCCCGGCAATCTAGTTCCACTTCCTCAAGCAGTCAGACCTCTGTTTGAAGTTATCACTAACTATAGTTTCTTCACAGGAGAGACTATTGAGACTGCTGGTGACTCGCATCTTCCTACAGCGTTTAGGGGAGCTAATGCTAGTGAACTGGCTAAGGTGTTAAGCAAGTTTGGTTTGGACAGCATAGGTCTATCACCAACTAAGATTGATTACCTGACGCAAGGGTTTATGGCAGAGCTAGGTATCACTGGTATGGCATTAGCCAGCCAAGCGGTATTGGCAGCAGAAGGCAAGACATCTCCTGATACTAACCTAGAGAAGCTACCATTCTTCAAAGCCTTTATGACTGACCCTAACGCTGATAAGGCTGTGAGTGATTTCTATAAGATAGAGCAGAATGCTGTTAAGGTTCATACTGAATTTCAAAAGATGCTGAAGTCTGGGATGGGGCAGGAAGCTATAGAATACCTGAAAGAAGGTAACAACCAGAAGATTATTGCCTATGAGCCTTCATTGATTAAGATGTCTAAACAGCTTGGCACCATTAGGGCAGCTATTAATGTAACTACAAATAATCAATCTATGTCTCCAGAGGACAGGAGACTACAGATTAATAACCTAAAGAAGGTCTACAACAACGTAGCTGATGCGTATGCTAAGGTTGCCAAGAGCATAGACTAGGAATATTCTACACCGCGCCATTGCATAGACTGTGATGGTGCTACCGTGTACATCCGTGTACCAAGCACACTCACACTAACAAAATACCAAGTATCATCAGCCACATGATAGATGTCCTCTACTGGGTCTGTATTAAAGAATATAGCCTCCCAGAAGTTCCTCCTTTGGTACATGCCTGACATCACTGGTTTAGTTTTTGCAGACTGCCACTTGCTCACTGTATAGTTCATGCTGCCTCCTTTTGGTTAAGATATTTATGCTTTAAGTACTTGATACTTAATGGCATTTCATCAAACTCCCCATCCACTACATCGTTTAGCATATAGCAACCGCGCCAATGCTTGTTGCCCTGTAAGCCCATATACCCCTCGTCATGCTCGTAACAAGAGCCACACAGGATAGCTGTCAGACTACGACCATCTGCCCGCTTACCATAGCTAATCTGTCTACCCTGTTGATGGAAGGCAAAGCAACTCTGGTGAAGCTTAGATAGCAGGGCTGGTGCTGTACCTATAGGTCTACCCATCGCTCCTGATGTGAAGTAATGGGAATAAGCTATGCCATCTATGGTTATCACCTCTAGGAATGGGAAGACTTTGAACCCATGAAGCTCGTATCCTAGGTCGTTTAAACCTATTAACCCATCCAGCTTCCTGTCAGAATTGATGGCTCTAGTGATTCTGTCCTCATGATTGCCTAGTATGAGATACAGTTCAGGTATCCACATCTTCTTCTGGTTACGTTGCTGTCTCTTTATCTCGTTATGAATAGGGGTCATTAAGGCATCCATAGCCCTCTTGGCTGCGTTAATATCTTGCTGATAGGTTCTACCCTCAAAACATTTTTTACCTATGTCATAGCTCGATAGAGAGGGAAGGTCTGCGAAGTCTCCCCCCACAAGGATAACATCTGGTTTCTTGGCAGCTGCGTAGCGACCTATAGCGGTTAAGAAGGCGAAGTCTATACCAGACTTAGCTTGTACATCAGGGATAACTAGGTGTCTGCGTGTCTTCATAGTTCCAAGGGGTCGAACCCAAATTCCTCCGCTACTTGACGAGATTTTGCTAGAAAATATGCATCGTGTAGGGCGTACTTAGGTGTCTTGCCCCTTAGTAAATGAATGACTTCATGTGCCAGTGTTCTTATCACTGTCTGGAAGTGTCCGTTCTTTGCTCTAGAGATAGTGATGATATGGTAGTTGTCATCGTATACATAAGTCCCTAGGGCATCAACATCATCGGTAACCTGAAACTTAATCTCCTCTGCTGGAGGGAGTTTCCACCGATTGAAAGGCTTCAGACCCTTTAGCATGTTATACATGTTAACTAAGTCCGAAGCCTTTATGTTCATTTGTGACATCTCCTAGGTACGTTGTAAGTCTCTGCCTCACATTTCAGGGTGAGAGATATATCCGTCATGAATGACGGTGTTGGGGTAAAGCGATTCTGCAATACATGCTTACCCTTTTCCTGTAGCATTTGTAGGGATTTAGCTCTTTCGCGTTGATTATGTTCAGTCATTTCAGTATCCTATCATATATTAGTTATAGTACAAATTATGTGTATTTACTAAAAGCCATTAAAGATTCCAAAACTTGGTGTCATCTAGCACAGGCTTATGATGTATAAATGCAATGACTGCATTGTCAAGCGTACTTCTACTACGCCTTCCAGTTTTATCATCCCCCAAACAATCTGCATAATGCTTTGCAAAGTACTTACTATCTTTAATATTTTCAATCCATCTATCATAATTTACTGGTCTTGCATCATATACCCCTAAATGCCTACTCCATATAGGACGGTAATCCCTATTAAATATTACTTCCTCACCATCCTCTGTTGTCCACATACCGTAAGGTAGTCTATATCTCAAATCTGAAGCCTCTAGCATTTCATATCGTTCCAATGCCTCATCCCTATTAACCAGTATAAATCTTGACATTTTCATTCTCCTTTAAGTTTACTTACATTTGTTCCAAGCTGTACCATCATCTCGTTCTCTAAAGTTATTGAGGATTAATCTTGCTCCTTCTCCTCTTTTAGCTCTTGGTCTGTTAGATGGTTTCTTGGGCATTACCACTCTCTTAGAGTCTTTACCACTTAGAATCCAATCGACAGCATCCTTCTCTTGCTTGGCAAAGATACACTTACCAGCATTATGAAAGTTATCACATATAAATACCAAGGATGTATATGCCCTGTTGATAAACTCTGGTGGCTTAGGGTTTAAACGTTGAGCAGCTTCTTCTATTGCCTCCCATTTATTAGGTGACACATACAAACCATCAAGCTGGAACACAGTGTGCATAGCCTTATGTAGTGATTGATGCTTAGATGCACAAGCCACTAATGCCTCAACCCATTCCCTGTCTGATACAGGAGCATGAATCAATGCATCAAACAGTAGGTCAGAGGTAATGTCTATTTGGGGTTTCATTTCTTCCCCAGAATAAAGTTATATACACCTTCCAGTACCACCACTATAAACTGGATTGGTCGCACGATAAGATATAAAAGAATGCTTAAGAATATTAAATACAGAATGTTAGCTATAAGGCTCATGTCAAGTCCTCCATCCTAGTGAAGCTACCCTTAATCTTTTCCGCTTTAGTCCATGCTGATTGATATATATTATCTACATCACACAATGCCAATGCCTCTTCCTCTGAGATAACCCTATATGATGATATGGTTTCCCCTATGTGATTCTGTGAGAACTCCTTGGCTTTCCCTTCTGTTACTGTATCCAAAGCATATTCAGGGTGGTCAAGAGGACACTCAACAACATACCTCATCCTGAACATATCAACCGTTTCAACTAAAACCCAAGTACTTTTGTTAGCCATGCCCATCCTTTCGGTGATTTAACTTCGGTAAAGTCGATTATGTCGCACATCCCCTTGCGTTTTTCTTCTGCGAAGTATGCCTTGCGGTAGTCAGGATTAATCCACCTCATTCCTGAGCAGTCATTTTGGCTGTAGCTACACACCTCATATACCTCCTGTGTATCCTTATCATATGTTACGGTGTAAGTGCGACCACCCTCACCCCAATCAGATTCCAGTACCATCGCGTTAGAGCCGAAACATTGCCATGAAAAGTCCCAAGTGTCCGTGACTTTATACTTAACTCCCTCCATCCAATCTTTAATAGTTATCACCTAATTTCTCCTGTGGTTGCGATAATATCGCGTTGTATCTATCGGTCAGGTCACCGATGCAGTCTTTCAACATATCAAGCTGCATAATCCAAAGAGCATCATTGAATTCCTTAGTGTATTTAACACTCCCCTCACCTGTGTTGTCGCTCCAATTCAAGCTAATAAGTCTCATATTATTTCCTAATTACAGGTGGGTTAGTCGCGTAAGGATTGTTTGGCGAATTAGGGCTAAA